GAGCTAACAGGTAGAGGCAAAGGCGGTGCAGTAGATAATGTACTCAGTGGTCTTGAAGATGTAACTGATGTACTAAACACACCCAACCGTTGGCAGGAATACCTTATTCGTAGGGGTGCATTCTTTGGTGAGCTTGAACGTTTAACTAAGCGTGAGTATAAGATAGATCTTATTGATGCGTTACAAGAGGGTAAGCTAAAAGACTTGCTGAATGATGCAAGCTCTGTAAGACCAGAGGGTGCTAGGTCTTTTGTAAATATTGTAGATGATGCTGTAACAAAGTCATTAGACATTACTTACGCAAAGCAACCTGACATACCTGTGTTTCGTAGTACGTCACAGTTTATAACACGTAATGGTTTGACAGTTGTAATGCCCTTCCCACGCTTTATGTTTAATAGCATGGAGCTTATGGGTCAGTATGCAGCAGGTGCATCAATACCACTGACAAAGAAGATGACAGAGCTTGTTACTCTAGGTAAGTATAAAGCACCTCTTACTGCTAAAGATAGACAACGTGTATCACGTAACCTAACAGGTATGGCTGCAGTTGGCGCAGCATATATGTACCGTACAAGTGAAGAAGCACCCGCTGAGTTTAATCAGGTTGGTGTATCAGACGAAACACAAGCAGACACACTGCCACTGTATCCTGTGCCACAGTACTTGTATCTTGGTGAAGCAACTAAGCGTTTAGAAGATGGCACATTCAATGATTGGTTTGACGCCAAAGAGTTTGTGGAAACATTTGCTGGTACTAATCTACGTACAGGCACAAGCAATGCAATCCTAGAAGAAGTGTCTGCCTTTGCTGATGCTACTGACCTTACTAAAGGTGAAGGTATGGGGCGTTTAGCAGGTCGTACATTAGGCAATTACTTAGGTACGTGGGCTGTACCCTTCGCACAGGTAATAGAAGCACAGAGGGCTGCAGGTATACGTGGTCTAACGTACAAGGATGCTGCAGAAGATCCTACCTTAGACTTTATGGGTACGTTTAAACGTGAGCTTGTACGTCCTATGGCACAACGTGGTGTTCTTACTACACCAGAGGAAGAGGCAGAGCTACCTGAACGTTCATTCTTGTTGCTGAAGACACTACAAAGAAACGTGTAATGCCACTGGCTAGGTTTGGTTTGGGTTTAAACCTCAGTGAAAAAGATAATGAAGCTGGTGAGTACCTGTCTAGGATGGGCTTTAAAGATTACAGACTAGGCAGTACATCTAAAGTACCTAGCATCAAACGGTTTGAGAATAAGCTACTGGGTGATCTAGTACCTACTGTAGTTGAAGCAATGCAGGGTGTTGAGGAGTATTATCGTAATGACTATGCTAGACAATCAGATGAGTTTAAAGCAAAAGTAAAAGAAGAAAAGTATATTAATACTAATTTAAAACCTTTAATAAGAACAGAGTTTACTTCTATAAAAACTGCATTACGTGAGGGTAGTATTAAAGAGGGTGACGAATACACAAGAGCCATTGTTAGGTATCGTAATCTACGTCCTGACTTACGTAAGATGGCAACGTTAGATTTCTATAAGTATTATCCTGATGATAAGCTAGATGTTCTAAACACAGAACATATAAACAGACTAATAGGAATAGCAGAAGCTAGGAAGTAAAAGAGGGGGCAATTAAGCCCCCTTTATTTTTGTTTATCGTGTGTCTCCACTGCCGCCTATAGTACCTGCAGTTTTTCTAGCACTTAGCTTTGCCTCATTCTGCCCAGCTATCATACCCAGCGTAAGGTTTAGGTCAGTAGCTAGTGCAGCACAGTACCACAGTACGTCACCTATCTCACTGGCTATGTCCTCTCGCCATGTCTCAGGGCGTTTGTCAGGCCCATCACGTACAAGCTTCTTTACTTTGTTAGCTACCTCACCTGCCTCACCAGCAAGACCCAACGCAGGGTAGAGGATCTTGTGTTGATCAGGATAGATAGCAGTCCTAGATGCATTACGTTGATATGAATTAAAATCAGACATGCTGTACTTCTCCTGTAGAAACTGCTCCGCTTCCTGCTTTAGTTTGTTCATACTTTAATACTCTTTTTAATTGTTCAAAGTAGGCTTTATTAAATCCCCTCTCCCACTCTCTGCACTGCATTGTATCCTTGTGAAAGGGATTAATTGTTTTCCCACGTTTGAAGGCTGAGTAACCTTGATCATATTGAAAGCGCAATGGTGCGTCATACTTACCAAGGCCACGGTCTTTTCTGTTAGTTCTTTTTATCATAAGAAACTCCTTATGCTACGTTGATTAAAGTTGCTTCGGTGTAGGGTACATGGTAAAATTGTTCACCAGCATAGATGTTACGCCCACGTGCCTCACGTAGTTTGTCATCTGTCAGTAGTGAGCTATCTATACACCAGCACTTGTCCATGCTGTTGCTGAATATATAAAACTGTAGATTATCATGCTTAGATAGTAACTTCTTCTTGCGCTCAAGTATACGTATCTCTGCCCAATTGGTAGGCCACTCACCTACCCACGCAGTCTTTACTTCAGCTTCACTGTAATATTTTACTCCATCTTTTTGTGTTACAACATCTGCATCGTATGACTCTGTGCTATCCACAAGTTCGTGACCTTCACCTATAAGGTGAGTGATCAGTGCTTGCTTCGCAGATTCGTCATACTTAGCGTAAAGGTCACGTGAGAAAGGTTTTCTGTAAGCCATGTCTTACTCCGATTCTGTTTTAGTTTCTAGGGATTTGCGTAACTTACCAACAAGTAGCTCGTTAGATATTTTTAAACTATTCGACTGATAGTTTAATTGGTTCTGGATATTTGAGTTATATGTAATCTCATTTACCCAGATGTTTTGTTCCTTAGTAAAGTCATCTGTTTCATACTCTACTTCGTCTAATGTTATCTTTACCATAGTGTTTCTCCTTATGTGGGTGTTGGTAACTGTATGCAGTATGTAACTGCTGTTGCTTCTGGTGCAGGTTTAGTGCTCACTAATCTTTCTTCCATTGGTGCTGCTACTTTCCTACAACTAGCGTAGTCTGTGAATAATGTATGATAAGATTGTATTTTCATCTCACCTTGAAAGGTCATAATGAGCACTAGAACATACATTAGAACAGACCTGAGACTGTATCCGCTACCAACGGGATAACAAAGTCTGCTACTACTATTGCACCTGCAAAAAACGTCATTATTTCAAACATATTATATCTCCTTATGTTATATCTACCATTTCACACACGTCACCAGTACAAGCCATGGTCTGCATTGCAATAGTGTTATCGTCTTTCTCGTACTCAGACAGCCCAGCCCAATTAATCTTCTTAGGCATACACTTTAATAGCACGTTGTATGTTTCTTTGTCTACTTCTTGATAGGGTGCCTGTTGATATGTATGTTCAGAGTGTGGTAAAAAAGACACACCTGACATTTCATCAAAGTATTTGTACACAAATGCGCCTACTTCCATCCACTCTTCCTCACGTACAGAGATTGTAACACTAGGTTTGTGTTCACAGAAATGTCTCTGGTATATAAGCCACATCTCTAGTTGCTCAATGGCGGTCATGTCGTTACGTGTTACTGACTTTGCGGGTGACTTAACAGGAAAACTAAACACTGTAGTAGTATCACCCTTCATAACGCATGGCTCACTAGGTATGCCCTGATCCATCATAAACTTTGTCAACGGATCTTTATTATCACCACGGACAGTACGGATATAATGGGTACTGTGGCGAGCATGTATGCCACTGGCACTATCCACCAGTTGTGAGACTGTTCCCGATGGTTTGACGCATGTAATTGCAGCAGCAGCAGGTATATTAAGACGGTCAGCCCATTCAGCATTAGTAGATACAGCGACCCCACGAAGATGTTCAAGAGTACTCTCCAATCCTTTGTTACTTAATGTCATCAGAGGGTTGTCCATTATCCCTGTGAGTGACACACCAAGCAGTCGTTCTTCTTCTGTATTGGAAGACCACACCTTTCGCAAGTATGGGAACTTGGTGTAGGTTGACTGGATAGTTCCCAGAATTGTTGCCAAACGGATTTTTCGCTCAAGATCTGCCAAAGTGTCTGTAGCACGTACAACAACTTCCGTAAGATTACAGAACTGATATGGACGAAGGATGATCTCGCTGCATGGATTAGTTCCAAACTCGTGATCTGGATCTCTACGCCCAAACTTCTTAGCTTGGTTCTTAGCTGCTTGACGATTGTATACACCACGTTCTCCTGATTTACTTTCAACTAATGCTTGCCACTCACGCATGTATGTTTCCATGTCTGGCTTCTCTGTATAACTAACACTGTTGTTGGCTAATGCACGATGTGCGGAAGTTTCCCACCACTGACCTGACTTAGCATAGCGCATACGATCATCAGATAAGTTAGACAAACTAATCATGGCTGACCTACGTACACCACCTACAACTACAATCTGACCAATGAAACACATAAGATCGTGACACTCTAGGCTAGACAACTTACGTCCTTGTGCAGCTTTAAATATGGTTACAGCAAAGTTAAACAACTCTACCAACGGTGCGGGGCCACTGGCTCTGCCACCAAAAATCTTTAATCGTGCGCCAGCAGGACGTACTTTAGAGACATCCCACTTAGGGATTTCACCAGCCCAAAGGAGAGCAAGCACTTGACGGAACGCTTTAGCCCAACCTTCCTTACTATCTTTGACAACGACTGTGGTATCACTGTCGAACAACTGAGGAACTTCAGGGAGCTTAGATATAAACTGCCTCTCGACACTGAAGCCGACACCAGTACCACACAAGAGGATGAACATAGCCTCGTCGAAGGACTTAGGGTCATCTACGGGTAGGTAACTGCAGTTGTACCCTGCAGTGTTATCACGCTCTAGTGCCGTACCAGCGGTCATCATAGCTCGCATAGAGGGCATAACCTCTAAACTAAGAATAGCCTCACGTATTTTGTTTACATAGCTGTCATCGCCAGCTTTAGTACGTACAACGTTATCCATGTAACGTTCTACTGTTTCATCCCATGCTTCTCGTCTACCTTCTGTGTCAAGCCATCGTGCATATCGTGACTTGTGAATGAAGGATTGATAGTCTGTTGGTAAATAGTTATCCATGTACATCACTCCGTTATTAGTTTCATTGATTTAATTGTCATACCATCTACATCGTAGATAAATTCCTGTAGTGCATCCTTTATTTCTTCATCGACAAAGCCATCCACAGGAATAGGATATTCGTCTTCGTCTAGTTCTAGTGTAAGAAAGACTTTAACTATCACCGTTCTCTTCCTCAATTAATTGGTTCAGATACCACTGTGCTTTCTGTAAGTCTTCAATGCCATTCTTGTACCTGTAACGCCAAAGGTATTTCATAATATTACCCTGCAGATAATACTGAAAACCTTCCTCACCAGTTGCTGCACGAATGGCATCAATGCATTCTACTCCTGCAAAGTTGTAGTGCTCTGGTGAGTTTACCATATCTGTATCTGACATACATATCTCCTCTAATTAAACTTTACTTTAACTACGTTATCTTCAACACTCTCCACTGTAGCCTTTGGTGTGTTGTCCTCCTCATCTTCTAACACATCATTGACATACTTGGCAAGGGTATCTCGTATGTCAGTATCTTCTTCCATAGCTGGAATGGATGCACAAACCATGTGACACAAACGCATTATGTTTACGTAGTCATCGTCTGTAGTTGTGTTCTCTCCTGTAGTCACAGTACCTACCATCAACTCCCCTGTCCAGTTACCCTTCTGGTCTAGGAAAGGTGAGATACGTACAATAAAATCATTTGGATCAAAGTCCATGAATACTTTTTCTTCTGCCATATTATTTCCTCTTCACTTTCTTGAATGGGAAATGTATTAGATCAGGATGCATATCCTTACCCTTTTCATTTAACCAATCTTCTGGGATGATCCTATCATAAAATAAAATCTTATTTCTTTCACACCACTGACCATAGGTTGTCTTTGCACCCTTACTCAGCTTACGTCTACTACTTTCAAACACAAACCTAATGTCTAGCTTGGGATGCTGTTTCTTAATAGCGGCATGTTTACGTCTATCATCTGATGTAAACCTACCTTTAGTTTCTATTATGATCCCATTAGGTAACACAAAGTCTGGGGTATAGGTGCGGTACATAAGATCTTCCCATTCAATTTTGATGGCTTCGTACTTGACACGAACATTACGTTCTACCAAGTAGTCTTTTACTTTGATCTCTAGCCCACTCCTATACCCATGCTTCAAGGCAGCGGCAAACTGCTTGCCATTCATTAGATACGCCACAACCCATTCCAAGGACTAGGCAAACTACTTATAGTAGACACACCCAAGGATCGTAGCTCTTGTCTAACTGTCTCTTCTGCAGCCTTACGTACTTCCATAGCAGATCGTAACCCTGCATACTTAGCCTCGTGCAAGGCTTTCTTACGCTCAAGAAGATCTTGTTCCATAGCATTGATCTGTTCTTGCATTTCTTTTATTTCATCATCACCTAGCATTTAATACTCCTTTACTTCTACGTATGCCACAATGGGTTTTACCTTGGCCTGAGATACTTTAGATGGTAGCTCTTGTAGCGTATGGTAACACTCAAACCTGTAGTCACAGAACTTACAGTTACTGTTCAATATTTTATTGCCAGATGCCTTGCCCCTGAATGTCTCAGGCACAGGATCAAAGCAACGCTTGAACTCGTTAGCGTTTACTGTGTCAACAGTATCTTCTAATGTAGTAATCTCTGCATCAATGTCAAGACCATCTGCTGGAACATATTTAATTCCACCGTTGGCTTTGTTTACTACCCACCAGCCACCTGCTTTCTTACCTGCAGCTTTAGCGTAGCCAGCCAGTTGCCCTACGTAACCAAATGGATCACTGTCCTTTAGTGTTTGGAACGATTCAAACTTGTTTCTGTATGACCAGTCCGATGCAGACTTAACGTCATCGACTGCCCCATCCATCACAAGATCGTATGATCCCTTTACGGTAGTCTCTCCTAACTGTAACTCAACAAAGTTGTCATCGTCTTCATACTTAACTCCTGCTTCTGTTATGATACCCTTGAACGCTGCCTCTACTATGTCACCTAGAAGCATGTTCATTACGAATGTTGTCGGCTTGGGCAATGCCTTCTCTGGTTTATTCTTTGCAAACCAAAGCTGACAAGTCGGTCTACCTACATTAGACATACGTAGCCGAAACTTGTCACGCTTATTGCCCCCACCGAACTGGCGCTTTACAGCATCCATTACATCTGCACCAATCTGTTTGATTGTTTCTTCCGACATTGTTGATTTACCAGATGTAGCATCTTCAAGATACTGATTGATTGCCAGTTCAGCAGGATGGTTCATTAGACAAAGTCCTCTGCGTCAATGTCTACGAACTCTTCCACAGTATCTGTGTCAACCTCTTCATTCTTGTGCATGTTTTCATTCCATGAGTTGAGGATATACGTATTGTAATTCTCAATCCATGCAACAAAGTTAGCAAAGTTCTCCTGTGCTTCATTGTCCATGTCCAACGTATTGTTCAAGTCCAGTGAAGTGTTAGGCACATAGAAGCTGCTACCATTTGGTAACGGTACTTCTGTTGTGGTGAGTGACACATAATGCTGTGGCGGCAAGCGACGCATCTTTGACAGCTTAGTGAATACTTCACCCACTGTTTTGAATGCGTCACGGTTGTCAATCTCCCAGATGAACGGGGTAGACTCCACGTCAACAGAGTTACCTTGATCGTCTGTAGGATTGACCAGTTCAACGACACCAAACAATGCACGAACACGCTTGATTGATTTGATCAAGTCTTTCATGTTGTCTGGTAGTGCAGCCCAATCTTTGATAAAGCCAGCAGGTTTACCACAGTTAAAGCCGCCATCGTTGTCTTTCATGTCATGGTTAAGATCATTACCCATAACAGTTTTGACATAGCGGTTTGGTCTTGAGTCATTACCCATAACAAACTTCTTATGCATGAAGCGTTGTAGGTAAGGACGAATGGACACACTATCAGCGTAGTATGTAGGCCCATCAGGGATCTCTAGCTTGTAGGTGCCACCACTTACAACCTCTACGTTCTTCATCTTACCAGCAATCTCTTGCTGACCCATGATAGGTGAATGGTGAATACGTAAACGTGCAAGTGTACTTGCTTTAGATGACTGCTGTGCAGCATCTGCTCCCATGCCCATTACTTGGGCCATTGCTGAGAAATTGTTTGTGTCGATTGTTGCTACTTGATTCATATTAAATCTCCTTTTCATTGTGACGAATGGTGGTTATATCATATTACATCTTTTACGTCAAGCCAATTCGGACCAATCTTTGCCTCTAATAATAGAGGTACATTGAAATCTATGTTCCACTTACGGTTGACGATTGCGATTAGTTTATCATTAGCTGTGCTAATAACCTTTAGTACTTTGTCCTTCTCATCTGGGTGCACATCAATCACAACTGAGTCATGTACACTATTTACTACACAACTGTGTAGCCTGTTTGCTGTTAGTAACCTATCTATGTATATCAAAGATATGGGTACAATGTCAGCGGTTGCAAACGATTGCACTGGATAATTTTTTATCTGTGTGAAAAATGTCACACCCCCAAAGCGTCTACGTACTACGTCAGGGAATGCGAACTCACGTCCAGAAGGTGTAGTGATCTTGCCTGTGTTCAATGCTTCTTTGGCTAGTGCTTCATGCCACTTGGCAATACCAGAATACTTTGTCGTAAACTGTTGGTAGTATGTCGCTTCTGCTTGTGACCTACCGAAACCACTGGCACCATACAAAGGTGCAAACGTATGTGCCTTAGCCTCTTGCCGTGACATAGGCTGACCTGCATCACTGATGACCTGTGCAGTGTAAGCGTGTACATCAAAGCCAGTAGACACTTCCTCAATAGCAGTCTTGTCTTGTGCAAGGAATGCTGCGACACGAAATTCTAACTGGGCCATGTCAGCTTCCATAATCTGACCACCTTCCCAACGTGACGTGAATACACGCTTGACAGGAAACGTACCACCACGTGGCATGTTCTGCATGTTAGGGTCTGCACCTGATAAACGGCCTGTGCCAGTGCGGTGTTGCAGTAAACGTACATGCAGTCTACCGTCAGTCTTTACATGCGTTGCTATGCCCTCTACAAAGCTGCTGAGATATGTCTCTACTGCAGACAATCTACGTAGGTTCTGTAAGAATAGCTCTGCCTCTTTCATACCTTTGGAACGTGCAATGCCCTCAAGGTATAGCAAGTTACCTTTGTCTGTACCAAAGCCATTGGAGCTTACCCACTTGGCTGTAGGTGGTGAGAACTTGAGGCCAGCTAGGGAAGTAGAGTCAGTATAAAAGAAACCGCTTCCAGTACAAGTATTACATTTATTAGTTCTAGCAAAGGGAGTTCCATCTTTCTTTACCTTTCTTACCTGACCAGTGCCATAACATTCCTTACACTGGTGTGCTTTCTGTTTATACAAACGCTCACTGTGTAAGCGTACTGTACTACGATACTCTGTGTCAGGCATACGTTCATCAAACAAGTCTGCCCACACCTTTTTGTCATGTGGCCTACGGCTGTAGATAACCCATGACTTTTGCTCTGGGCTGTTGAGATTGATGGGTCTGTCACCCATAAGATCTGCAACCTGTTCCTCTAGTGCAATTGAAAGTACGTTACGCTCATGTTCAAACTCATCACGCACCTTCAACAGTGCATCCATGTCTACTTGAAAGCCACGCTGATAGATACGTGCAAGGTGTATTGCAAGCTGGTTAGTCAGAGTGATCGTTGGTTCTAGTGAACTGCACTCCTCGTACTTCGTCTGCAAACGATTGAACAATTGCTGCGTAGCATGTAAGTCATGTGACAAGTACTCAGTCAACTCAGCATGTGGTATGTCACGAGTAGACAAGCCTTTCTTGAAGTATTCTTTGAGTGTATCCTGCTTCTTAGTGTCAAGCTCGTAGCGTTCTGCACATGCCTCAAGTGACAGTAGCTCTTTCTGTCCACGCTGCAGTACGTACTCGCCTAGCATGGTATCAAAGATGTCACCGTCATAAGTAAAGCCTGACTCCCACAACCATACAAGATCGTGAGGGGCATTGTGTGCAACTAACAGGCGGGTAGAGTTCAGTGCATCCTGAACAATACGCCGCCCATCTGTGGTGGGTTGTTGCTCTGCGTGATCAAACGTTACAATCGTTTCATTCATGTGATCATCTAGCATACCCACCATTACAAGTGTGTTGTCTGGTTCAAACGGATCAAGGTGCATCTTGCCGTTGCGTTTAGTTACTGTGTTTTCTACGTCGAGGGTCAGTATCATGTTGTCTCCTACTTTATATCTCCATCGTGCCAATCATCCCATGTATCTTGTTCGACATTGTATAGACTGTCAAGATCATCGTGAAACTTTTTATCCATAGCGTATGAATCTATGGCATTTATACACTCCTCTAGTGTTAGGTTGTTGCGTACCATAGCATTGTGTAAACGTATCTCGCATATTGATTTTGATGTAGTCATATTAATAAGTCTCCTCTCAGTAGAACGTTCTCTTTCTTCTTGTGTCATTGACCTAATCACTTGTAACTCCTATACAAGGTAATAAGATAGTCTGTTTACAGTAACGTGGGAACTCGTCATACGTCATAGCAATCAATATAGGTAGACCTGCTATTATAAATGCGACTATAGCTGACGCCTTGATTGCACCGTTAATGTTACCTCTCATCATTCATTCTCCCTTAATGCTTTCCATGATACAGGGAACAACTTAGCCATCTCTGTGTCAATGTGCCCAGCTACAAGCTGTGTCTCGTACTGTGTGTCAGGCTTGCAACGTAGATTGCACATGTCTGCAAATGCATCTAAGCTACCTGACCAGTACCACTCAGTTACCATGCTCTGTGGCAGTACCATACGTGCTTGCTCTGGACACACACCTTGCCTCAATAATTCTCTGTAACACTCTAAAGATCGCCACACTGCTTGACCTATAATGGGCTTATTAGCTACCTCAACTACACCAGTGCTACCTTGTTTGGCATCTACACTACGCCCACGCCACTCCGTAGGTAAATAAAACTCAGGCTCACTATCCACATACCTGCGGCTTATTTCATTCCATCGTAGAAACTTGTGCTTGACAAGTTGACGTGCTACAAAGACAGGTGCTTTTACGTGGAAGGTTGCAAAGCAATGCCCAAATGGGCTGATGTGCCTGTGCTTGGCTAAGTAACGTATAAGCTTTGCATCCTTATCTTTCAAGGTAGGTGGACCCCATACGTCACTCGTATCCATCTCACTACGCTTACCAAAGCTCACTCGTGCTGCATTAGCTACAGATAAGTCTGTACCCATGTGGTCTACGTAAAATGTTTGTATCATTTATTTACCTCACTAATTATTATCCATATAATACCACAAATTAGAAACAATAGTATCATAAGTGCTGTTAATGCTTCACTCATCATTCTATTTCCTTTATTATACCTATTGCTTGCTGCTGTGTCAGCTTAAACCATTCACCGTTGTCATGTTTATTCCACGGATGTTTAGTATTAAATGTTGCTGCAATGTGTGCTTTCTTCTCTGCTGTATGACGGTCTTCAAAATAAACTGAGTGCACTAATCTGTAGTCACGCATGGGCGAACTTGTTTGATACCCATTCAGTCGATCTTGTGCATCGACAGCCTTGCCAATCTTAACCCACTCAGGCCATGCATCATTTACAATTACATACACATGTCCTGCTTTTTGATTGTCATATAGCGCCTTAGCAAATATACCAATATCTTTTGGGTTCATTCTATTAAAGACAAGACGATCAATCTTACCGCCTTGTTGTAGGTATCCGTTAAGAGTTCTGTACTTACGTTTGTAATATACAAGTCCTTTTTCATTTAAGTGATGATTAACCCCTACTTTACGCCAGACTGATCCATCCCAACGTTTTCCATCTTTACGTATTGTTCCACTTTCTATCATGATACATACCTCTCATATAAGTAAATGTCTTGTTTTTCTCCCCATTCTTCCCATGTTTCATATCTTAAAGGATATTTATTATTTGCATCATATATGTAATCGTGCAAATACTTCATAGCCCTTTCGGGTGTTTCAAAAAATTCAGTGGTCACTCTTTCTACGGGGTTGTCATATTCCGGCTCCCACACATCATAAGGAATAACTAATACATATTTCATTATCCAATCGCTCATGATACATACCTCGCTATCTTGTATTCAAGATCTGTGTGAACAATGCCATGCCACCCAGATAGTTTGTTCTTTACCACATTGATGTGACGTTGGTTGTCTTCTTCCTCTTGACCCTCAACTGTTGGGTTCTTAGAAATCATAATCATAAGGTCAGCTTCTGCTGCCTTACCAGTACGTGAACCTTCCATCATAGCTTGGTTGAGTACAACCTTACCTTCTGCTTCTGCAGATAGCTGAGACATGTAGAACATGGCACACTCTTGCTGCTTGGCAATCTGTCGAGCTTGTATGGCATTAGCCTTGAGTGCCTCATCAGGACGTGAGAAGCCAGCAGTACGGGCAAACTTGTCACCCATGTCTAGTATAACTACGTCAGGTTTGTATGACTTGCACACAGACTCAACCCAGTTCATGTCACGTCCTGTTGCATCCTTGAACATGATCTTGTCACGTATCTGATTGAATGTGTTCATGGCTTGCTGTTTGTTCTTGACGATTTCAAACTTGTCCATTCCTGTAGCTGCTGTGATGTAACGGTGAGCCACACGATGATAGCCTTCCTCGTTACACAACACAACAACACGTGCACCCTGCCATGCAAAGCCATTAGGCCCAGCTACAAGTGAGGCATGGAAGGATGTCTTGCCTGTGTTAGGACGTGCACCTACCTCAATCAAGTGACCAGCGTTGATGCCCTCAACTTTACGTGTCAACGTAGGTATGTTGAATGTCCACTGTGATTCAAGGTCAGTCATAGCAAGGATAGTATCAAGGTCAATGTCTTCCCAATCAATACGTAGGTTGGGTGTGAAGTCATCGCCATACTGCTCAAGCATCTGACGTAATGGCTCCAGTGTAGACTTGCTGCCATTCACATAGTCAAAGCCAAGGTTGGCAATGTCCTCACCAATCACCTGTTGAAACAGCTTAGATAGCACCTCTTGTGCTACGTCACTGCCCATTGGCTGCTCCTTGCTTACCTGCCCAAACAGGTGGCTGTAGGCAGTCTTCTGTGCAGTTGTGAGAGTGGGGTTGTTCGCCATAAACAATGCCTCAATCTCTGCTGGTGTAACTGTACGCTCATAGCGATCCATAGCAGTGTCAATAGACTGCTTGATCTTACGTACATCTTTACTGAATAGTCTGTCAGGACAACGTGCACCACGATGCTCGTCATAAAAGTCTTTGTCCATCAGACTACGTATCAATGATAATTCCATGTGTTAGTCTCCTAGTGTTGTAAGTTTTTCAAAGTCGGTAGGGTTACGGTATTTCAAATCGTCACGCAAGTACAGTATCTTGATAGTGTCTACGTACTGACGTAGCTCTCTTGCAAACTGCAGTGTCTTAGGTAAAGCATCGGGGTCTAATGCAATTATTGCTGTTGAGAACTGCGACAAGTACCTCTTGTGTCCAGTGGACAATGATGTACCCAACACTGCGACCCCGACATATACACCACCATCACCTACAATAGCAGCACTCACGCAGTCCTCAACAACTACAGCCGTTTTACCACGTCCAGCAGCGTATGGCAAGTCACTTTTACCATACCTTTTCCACTTAGGTATACGTTTACCAAGTGATCTGCCTGTGGCATCGACTGCAACTCCATTGTGTACAACAGGGAA